TTAGAACTTTATACAACTCAAGTGCCGAAATATTCAATACATCCGATACAGTTTTAAAAGCTTCAGATGGTAAATGGGTTATTACAAAATCTTTAAGAATAGATTCTTTAAATTCAAATTGGCTTTTAATTAATAATTTAAGAATATTTGGAGAAACAACCAAATCATATGCAACCATTGATTACTCAAGTGTAACTGGTACCAAAACTGAAGTTTTTATTTCAAACATACAAAGATTATTTAATTCTGGAGAATTTGTTCGTGTAGTTGACAACAACAATTTAGATGTTTATTTCCTTGATGGTAAAGTTTATATTCAAAACCAAGGAGTAAATATACCACAGAATGCTGTGATACTAAGAGGCAAAATTATTGGAGTCGTTTCATCGATTAAAATAAACTCTAGAGAACGTGGCCAATTTTATGAACCAGGTGATCCAGTTATTGTTTCTGGTGGATTAAATCCTGATGTTGTAGATCCAGTTGGTGCAGAAGCTTTTGTTGGTCAAACAACCAGAGGTAGTATTTCATCTATAGTTGTTACTGATGGTTCAAATGGTTATCAATTACCTCCCAATTCAGCTGTAAATTTTATAGGAATTTCAGATGCAGCAGCACAAGCTGAAATTAATTTGTTGGACGGTGAAAAATTAACAAATGTTTCTTTTGTTATTAACAATTCTTTGGGTATAGCTTCAAACATAACAATTGGTAATACATCTTTTGCACAAACGTATAATATATTTGCAAATCCAGGTGTAACCAATACAAATTCTAGATTAATAGATGCATTTACATTTACTTCTTTTACTGTTGGACCAATAGGTTCTATTAAAATTATAAATCAGGGTGCAGCATATAATAAAACACCAAACGTTGTTGTCACTTCATTATATACTACTGACGCAGGACAAAGTGACTTAAAAAATCTTGGCATATTGCAACCTATTTCAATACAAAATGGCGGTACTGGTTACGGAAACAATGACACAATTAGCATTGTGGGCGGTTTAGGTTCAGGAGCCTTTGCAAACATAGTGGTTAACGCAACAGGATCAATCGTTAGAGTACCATATGTTTTTTCTGAAGGTAATACGAATGTAACTTATTCGTTAGGTGGTTTTGGATATACAATTTCGGATTTACCAACCATAATAATCAATAGTGATTATGGATCAAACGCAAGCCTTATTATTCCAGGAATTATGGGAGATGGCGCAATTTTATCTCCAACAACAGACCGCATTGGTCAAATTTCAACTATCAATATTACTAATCCAGGTGAAGATTATGTTTCTGCGCCAAGGGTATTTTTAAATGTGCAAGATGTAGCTTTAAGTAATGTGTCCGGAGTAAATTCAATTGTTGCCGGTGATATTATATACCAAGGTAACACATATCTATCTGCAACATATACTGCGAATGTTTATTCTTTCACCAGAACTTCATTTGATTCAACAGGAAATACACAAAACGATATCTACAGATTAAGAGTATATGATTATTCAGGAAATTTTACTGAAGGGTTAAATTTAAATATTGATAGAGAAGTTGGTAATACAACAGTACAGTTGAATTTTAATCCTCAACCAGTATTAATTAACAAAGCTGGTGTGTCAACCAGTATGATTAAGTATGGTGATGGTAACGCAAAAGCTAATGCAGCATTTTTAAATGGATTAATTGTTGGTCAAGGTGTGTATTTAAATGAGGATGGCCAACCTTCTTCATTAGGGTTAGTATTAGAAAGTTTAGATTACAATAAGTACACATATGTTTTATCGGTTGAAAAAGCTTTAAAATCATACAAAGATTTAATTTTAAACCTTTTACACCCAGCAGGTTCAAGACTTATTGGTAGAAATTTATTAAGAAGTTCGAACTCATTTAATCTTGGAACCGAAACAGGACACCAAAAAGGTTACACCTTAGAATATGTGGCCGGTGGAGCAGCTTACCTAACCTTGGAAGTTAATACAGCCACCGATATAATTAGTACAAACATTATCAAAGTCAACAATGTTATATCTGGTAACATTGGTAATACTATATTTGCCAATGATTATATAAAACTTGACGCCAGCAATAACGTAAAGGTATATTCTTTAATTACTGACGTTGACTATGTAAATAACAAACTGACAATTGATGACAACGTATTTTTAACTTTTGCAAATGTAGGCTTTGGATATGCAAATGCCTCCTCAAACGTCATAAATATAACATCAGTAACAGGCCAATACGATGGTAATTTTGACAGAAAGACTCCAGCCAACAACATTATATACGCTGGAGATAGTGTTTCGTTAAACGGTGGACCATATTATACAGTCACCCGAGTATTCGCCAACGGTAATATATCTGTGGCCAACAGTTCATTTGGGCCATCAGGTAATTCTAGAATAACAGTAAACAAGAATGCTAATACACAATCTGCACTCATATATGGCCAAGTATTTGTATATGATTATCCATTGTTAGCAACAGAAGCCGGCAATGAAATCATTACAGAACAAGGAACTTATCTAATCATAGGGTAAAAAATGGCAACAGTAAAAATATCACAACTACCAGTTTTATCACAGTTATCGGCTAACAACGCCAACACAGTATTTGTGGTGGTGGATAGGACTACCAATACAACTTCACAGTTTTCTACCACGGTTCTGGCTCAAGGCCTATATGCCAACAATATTTTGAATGTTGGTACTGCAAACACAGGTCTTTTACTTCCAAATTCTGTAGCACAATTTATTAGTAATACTGAAGTCTTTTCACAAGTCAACTTTCAAAACCTTAATGCAAAAGGTTCTGCTGACATTGTTATAACATCAGATGATGGCGACAACTCAAATAATTATTTGGATTTGGGCATTCAAGGTTCAAATATGAATGCTGATCCTTTATTTGACTTACCCAATAATGATGGTTATTTGTATGTGCATGGTAAAAATAATCAAAAACAAGGTAATTTGTGGATTGGTACCGCAACATCAAATACTGATGTAGTTTTCTTTACTGGTGCTCATAAGCAGGCCAATGAGATTGGTCGTTTTGAAAATGGTGTAGGATTATCTTTAAAGATGCCAATCAAGTTTGTTGATAATACCATACAGAATACGGCAGCGGTCACGGCAGCACACTCACAAGTTATTTTTAATCAAGCCAATTCAGCCTATGATTTTGCTATCAATTTAAACAATTTTGTAACTTCAATTTATGGAATTGCCAATACACAAAGTAATAGTATATCTGTAATTCAAGGTGTTAATGACACACAGAACACCAATATAACAACAGCCAATAATCAAGCTTGGGCAGCTTTTGATATTGCAAATACAAACTCCAACAATATTACCATTATACAAGGTGTCAATACAACACAGAATACAAACATTACTACCGCCAATAACCATGCTTGGGCTGCATTTAGCAAAGCAAACAACGCTTTAGCCAATACAACAGGCATTTTTGATGGAACATTAACCATTACTGGTGATTTAAGATTTGATGGAAGTCAATCTATTTTGGCAACAGATGATTTTTATATTAGTTCAAATGCTGGCATACAAATTCAAACCAATACTGGTAGCACACAAAAACAATTTAATTTTGGCACAGATGGCAACTTAACATTTCCAGACAGTTCAACACAAACTGGTGCCTCAATTTCGATTGCAGAATTAAAAGCCATTGTTGCCAACACAAGTAACTATGGTGATTTCGTCATTGCAATTAATGCTCTATAAAAACACTTAATAAATAAATCATGGCAAATTATACAGCAAACTCCTCTCAACTCATATATGGCAGTAAAATATATGAGGTGTTACAATATTACTATGCTCCTGCAACCACTGCTAATGCCACCAATACATTACAGAATGCTTTATATGCATTTATTGGCCAAGTGGATCCGTGGCCAGATGAAGAAGAACCTCCCACACCGACACAAGATCAATATTCTTTAAAGCAAGTATTCAAAAATATTATTGCTGCCAAAAAGGTAACATCAGCTGATATTTCTCCAGTAATACCAAGGCGAGATTGGAAAACTGGCATAATATATGATAAATATTCTGATATAGAAGATATGTTTACGGTTGATACGAATGGTATATTAACAAAAAATTTCTATGTTCGAAATCGTTTTGATCAGGTGTTTAAATGTTTAGGAAACGCTAATGGATCACAATCAACTATTGAGCCTGAATTTTTACCTGGTACATTTGATAAATCATTTTTAGTAAAAACAGCAGATGGTTATAAGTGGAAATTTTTATATACAATCAACATTGGCCAAAAACAAAAATTTTTGGACGTAAACTGGATGCCAGTGATTGGTATTGGTCAAAACATTCCAAATCCAGTTGAAACATTTGCCTCTCATGGTGACATTCCAGTTATTAATATCACAAATACTGGTCGTGGTTACTTTTCTGGTGGTGTAAAAATTACCATCAACGGTGACGGACAGTTTGCAAATGCTACCGCTAGTGTTAATGCAGCTGGTTATATAACAGACATTGTTATGGCAAATACTGGCCAAGGATACACTTATGCCGAAACGGTAATAACAACGGAGGCAGGTTATCCCACACCCAATGTAGTTGCTATTGCGACCAGTCCTGTGTCGCCAGTAGGAGGTCACGGATTCGATCCTATATCAGAGTTGGGATGTAATCATGTTATGACGGCTTTAGAATTTAATGGTAGTGAAGGTGGATTAATACCGACCGATATCACCTACAGGCAATTAGGTATGATATTAGATCCTTATTCGAAAAGTAATCAAGGGAAACTCATACCATATGCAACTGAAACTGTGTATGATGTAACGACAAGTATTCTGGTTTCTTCCGGATTAGGTTCGTATGATAGTGGCCAAATGGTGTATCAAGGGCCATCTTTGGCAAGAGCAACCTTTAAAGCAAAAATTGTTAGTTTTAATCCAGCAACCAATATATTAAAGGTCATAAATATAGTAGGAACACCAACCCCAAATCAAGTTCTTATACAAGAAAATTTATCATCAGGTCAGGCTATTATCAGAACATTACTACAAGTAACTGATCCCGACTTTATCATATATTCTGGATATATGACTTATATAGAAAATAGAACAGGAGTTGAACGTAGTGGAGATGCTACTGAACAATTTCGTGTTGTGTTAAGATTTTAATGGAAAGAAAAAATGGCACTTAATTTTAATGTAGAACCGTATTATGATGATTTTGATGTAACTAAAAACTACCATCGAATCCTTTTTAAGCCAGGGTATTCTGTTCAGGCTCGTGAACTAACACAATCTCAAACCATCCTACAAAATCAAATTACAAGTTTTGCTGATGCAATTTTTGCTCAAAACACTCCCGTTTCTGGCGGTAAAATAACAATCAATCAAAATGTTTATTTTTTAAAATTAAATGCAACCACTCCATCCGGACTAACCACAATTGCGGCGTCATTTGAAAACGGAACAATTTATAGTCAAGATGGTTCAGTTGTTGCAAAAGTAATTACCTTTGCAGAAGCCACATCAACTTCTATTGGAGTTGACGGTGATCCGCCTACGTTAATGATAACATATATTACTGGTAATAAATTTGGTAGTGGTGACACCATCTATTTGAATGGATCAAATTATACTGCAACTATAATTACTTCATCTGTTGGTAATGAATCTACAGGAGAAGGATCCATTGCTTCTATATCGAGAGGCATTTTTTATGTTAAAGGTAATTTTGTAACTGCTTCTGAAGATACAGTTATTCTTTCCAAATACAACAAAAATCCTTCTTTGCGTATAGGTTTAAATACCACAGAAACAATTATAGATTCTAATGATGACACCACTTTGCTGGATCCAGCATTAAGTGCCACAAACTACCAAGCTCCTGGAGCCGACCGGTATTTAATTAGTTTATCTTTAGAAACTCGTCCTCTAACATTAGGTGACGATGACAATTTTATTGAATTAGTTCGCCTTGCTGATGGTGCCATACAAAAACAAGTTGATGGAACCGTATACTCCGTTATTGATGATTATTTTGCCAAAAGAACAAATGATACTAATGGTGATTTTATTGTTAGTGACTACACTTTAACTCCCAAAGCAAACACTATTAATTACAGTAAATATGATATTGGAATTTCAAAAGGTGTTGCTTATGTTCGTGGTTACAGATTAGAAAACCAAAGTCCTGTATTATTAACAAATGATCGAGCAAGAACTCAAGATAGTATATTGAATAATCCAACATTTATTGATTATGGAAATTATTTTTTTGTTAATTCATCTAATGGTGTATTTGATGTAACTACTTTACCTCCCGTTGATTTTCACACGGTAGATAAAACAAGTATTTCTTTGACAAATGAAAATTCATATAACTCAACTAAAGCAGCCACAGGATATATTAGGAATATGGTTTATTCCAGTACATCAAATACTCAAAATGGATCGGCTTACATTTATAAAGCGTATGTTTTTGGGATTCAAAATCAAACCTTAACGGCTAATGTGGCCAGCGGTTCAGCAAACAATTCTTACATAACATTACCAAGCACAAATCAATTTTCAAATGTGGCAAATGCTTACTACAATGTAACTGTAAGTATTGATAAAGGTACTTCTGCTGGAGATTTTCGTGTAATTACTAGTTATGATGCCGCTAGCAAAATTGCTTATGTTGATAGGCCTTTCACGGTTGCACCAACCACTTCTTCTCAATTTACATTAAGGTTTGATGTGACTGATATAGAAACCATTGTTAAGGCAACATCTGGAACACCATATACAGTTACAGCAAATGCAACAATTGATACATCAAGTAAAGCAACTAATGATGTTCTTGCCGATACCGTTCTTCAAAATCCAAATGCGCCTGAGTTATTGTTTAACTTAGGCAATCAATATGTGAGTTATGCAAACAACACATCATACTTAACAACTCAAGTGTTTAGAAACGTTGCATTTGGTATTTCTGGTGGAAATATTGTTGCAACATTAACTTTTGGTTCTGCACCCGTTTCTACTCTATCCTTCTTAGGATCAGGAGCATTATCTGCTGATGCTGTTTCACAAAATTTTCAAGTGATTGTAACCAATCCTGGTTCAAATGCTGATTTAAGAGCGGGTCAAATAGTACCTTGGAACATTTTATCAAGAACTTGTTCTATTACTGGTGCAGGTTCGACAGCAACATTTACAGCACCAACCAGTGACTTAACTGCATTTACTGGAACAATCATTGCTAAAGCTTATGTCAAAGCCGGCAACGATACAAGTTATATTATTAAAGCTAAAAATTTAGTAACAGGTAATACAACTGGTGTTAATCTTTCTGGAACATCCGTTAACAGTTATAGTTATGTTGACACAACAAATGGCCAAGTGTATATTACTTGGGAAGGATTGGTTAATCCAGGATCTCCACAAAAATTATACATTACAGATGTAAAAAGAATTGTAAAAATTATTGATACAAAATCACAAGCAACATTCCCAACAGATGCAATGTTGTCCGATCCATCTTATGATATTACCAATAGATTTACTTTTGATAATGGTCAAAGAGATTCTCATTATGATTTTGCCACAATTACTTTAGGTGTAGGTCAGCCTGCAATTAAAGGTAATTTACTCGTGGTTCTAGATTACTATGCAACAACTGGTGGTGATGGTTACTATAGTGTAATGTCATACTTAGCTCCCATTTCTTCTTCACCAGAAAACTATGCTGAAATTCCCTCTTACACCAGTTCAACTGGTAATCCATATCAATTAAAAGATTGTTTGGATTTTAGACCATCTTTAATTAATGCTCAACCTAATTTTACAATTCGAGCGAGTGCATCTGGATCAGGTGCTTTAGGTGCTTATATACCTGTTGACCTTTCAATATTTGAATCCAATTATGGTTATTACTTGAGTAGAAAAGATAAACTTATTTTAACTAAAGATAGGTCTTTTGAAATTATTCAAGGTACTCCTTCGTCAAATCCAATTTCACCTAGTGAGCCTGATGGTGCACTTGTTATTGCAAACTTAACTCATGACCCATATACAGCTTACATTCCGGGTGAAGCAACAGGTAAATTACCAAATCTTTCAATTGAAAGAGTGAAACATAAACGTTGGCAGATGAGAGATATCTCCGATTTAGAGAGCAGAGTTAATAATATTGAATACTATACGGCTCTAAACACTTTGGAAAAAGGTGCTGCATCATTGCAAATTGCTGATGGCAATGGTTTGAACCGATTCAAAAATGGTATATTGGTAGATGATTTTTCTAGTTATGCTGCATCTGATATTTCCAATACTGATTATTTGGTTTCTGTTAACCGCAGAACAAAACAAATGACAGCAGCACAAGTGGTTAAAAATTTCCCATTGCAATCACTATCATTGATATACAATATGGGTCAATTGGATTCCACTAGTGCAAATAATTTAGGTTATAAAATTACCACTGCTGGTAAATCTAATTTCTTTATGTTGTCTTACACGACAGCCAATGTTATCACTCAACAGATTGCTTCTCGTACAGTTAATTTAAATCCATTTGCTGTATCATTAAATTCGGGTGTAATGGATTTAACTCCTCCAATGGACAATTGGGTTGATACTGAAAAAGCTCCCGATTTATTAATTGTTGATCCAAATTTACAAGTATATCGTGCAAGTGATCAAGTTAATGTGTTGCAAGTTGGTGATTGGAAAACAACAGTAGCTACCACAACAGATAATGTTATTGCTTCTGGAAGAAACTGGAGAGTGAATCAGGTAACAACTTATACAGAGCAACAACAAAAAACTGTATTGGGTAAATACGATAAGTTGAATTCCAGTTATCTTGAAACATCTGGTTACATTACTGATGTTAGTATTCTGCCATATATTCGCCAACAGTTTTTACAATTTAACACTTATGGAATGTTGGTTAACACCAATGTGAGTGCATATTTTGATGGTGTTTTGGTTAACAAATATGTTCGTAAACCTAATGTTTTAGAATTGACAAACGTTAGTGGATCATTTGTTGATGGTGATATTATTGGTATATTTGCTAGTGGTAACTTTACACCTTATGCTAAAGTAGTTTCTTATTATGTTAATCCACAAAACTCAAATGTTCGTTTGTATGTTTTAACTTTAGAAGGAGTTACATTCACATCCGGTGTAACACTACAAAATGCCAAATTTAATACTTCTGGACAATATCAATTATCTACTGTTAGTGGTACAATTTCTTCATACACCAGCGTTTCTGGAACATTAAGAAGTGTAAACTCAACAACATCAATTCAATTGTCCGCTACAGCATCGAGCACAGATACTTATACTGGCCAAACTTTACATATCATTAGTGGCTCTGGTGCAGGACAATCTGCTGTGATTAGTGCATACAACACAACCACCAAAACAGCAACATTGGCAACAGGAGTTGGTGCATCAACAGGTGATATCTACTCTATTGGACAACTAACAACTAATGAAGTTGGAATGTTGTCTGGTATTTTTGCCTTGCCTGGTTCTACATTTCATACAGGCCAAAGAACTTTTAGAGTAGACAACCGAATTGCAGGTAATATAGGTTCAGAAACAACATTCTCTGAAGCTACATTCCATGCTTCTGGTTTACAAACAACCAAACAAGGTGTAAATTATGCTTCTTCAATTGATTCAGCAAAAAATACATTTACACAAACACAAACCATAACAAATGTAAGTAGTTATAATTATACAACTGTGTGGGATCCTGTAGCACAAACATTTATTGTTGATAAAGATAGTTATCCAAATGGTTGTTTTATAGATTCTGTTAAAATTTTCTTTGCTACTAAGCCTTCTACTGGATATGCACCTGTAACTTTATCAATTGTTGGTACAATTAATGGATATCCTGGTGGAGAAACTTTAGACCATTCACAGGTAACTTTAACAGCTGAACACATAAAAACATCCAGTGAACCACATTATTTAAATCCTAATACATATACAGTATTTAAATTCTCAACACCGGTTTATTTAGAACCAAATAAGTTGTATGCGTTTATAATAAAATGTCCCACATCAAATGAATATACAATTTATACAGCACAAAATGGTGATACAGCAATTTCTTCATCAGTTAAAAATTTACCAAATGATCCTACACCAGCGACAACAACAAAAATTAACTCTGCGCCATATGTTGGTTCATTATTTTTGTCACAAAATTCTCAAACATGGACAGCCGATCAAAATGAATCTATGATGTTTGTGGTTGAACGATGCGTATTTGATGTTGGTTCTCAACCACAAATACAATTTGTCGTACCTAAAAAATTACCTAGTAGAAAAATTGTTGGTCAAGAAATAGAATATTATTTAAATGCAAACTCTATTTCAAATACAATAACATCTTTTGAAAATACAGATGTTTCTGTCGATGCTTTTAACATTTCAACAACAGATTTTATACCAGGTACAACTGCTTTAGGCTATCAATACGCATCTACAGTAAAATCATCGTATGCTGGTGCGCCTACTGTAAGTGTAACTCCTGGTAAATTTGGTACGCCAACCTATGATGACATATATTTAAATGATGGTTTAGGACAACGTGTTTTAAATGCAAATTCAAATACATCATTCTCTTTATTTGCAACAATGACGTCCGTAAATGATGCAGTTTCTCCTGTAATTTCTGATGATGGATTGAGTGTATATTCTATAACATGGAACATTAACAACCTTGGATTATCAAATAATATTATAACAGTTGTTTCTGGTGGAACAGGATACAATGCACAAACAGTTTCCGTAACCGTAAACTCTACTGACGGTTATGGTTCTGGTGCAACTGCGATAGCCAATGTTGTTGGTGGCATCATTGATAGTGTTTATATCACCAATGCTGGCTCTGGTTACGTAACTACTCCCACAATGACAATAACGGATGCTGGCACACGTTCTGGTAATTCAAATGCTTCTGTTATTCTTGCTGGTGAAACTTCTAAATCTGGTGGTAATGCATTAGCCAGATATTTTACCAAGAAAGTTGTGTTGAATCAAGGTTTTGATTCTGGTGATTTAAGAGTTTACTTTACTGCTTATCGTCCTGTTAATACGAATATATACGTATATTATAAAATACTTTCTCGAAATGATACACAGAAATTTGAAGAAGGAACATGGCAATTGATGACACTAATTAACAATAGTGATTCATTATATTCTCAAACACGAGATGATACATATGAATTTGTTGCTGCGCCAGGAACATTAAATAAAGCACAAAATTATGTTTCATATACTAGTGACGTAACAAATCAAACGTATAACAACTTTAGCCAGTTTGCTATTAAAGTTGTTTTATCCACAACAGATAACACATTTGTACCATATCTTTCGGACATTCGTGCTATCGCTCTACCATCGGCGGTTTAATATGTTAGTTAAAGTAACTGGTACAACTTTTGTAAGAGATACTAAAACAATGGCTTTAATCAACCAAGATACAGCTGGCTTGGATGATTACAACTTTAAAAAACAATTAATGGGAAGCCAAAAACAAGAAATAAATATCATTAAAAATGAAATCAATGAAGTAAAAGATGACATTAAAATAATTAAACAAATGTTACTTCAGTTATCGTCCAGGAAATAATAATGGCTAATACCGTATCCGTTTTAAACTTTACAAATACCTTTGGTGACCTTCTGGCCCAACAAAATATTATTGCAAAAGAATTAAACAATCTTGGTGCTAATAATTACACAAAGGATAGTGGAACGTTGTTTGTTAGTGGTATTGGTACAGGTTTATCTGTAACAAACACAGCATCTCTTGGTGCAGCAGTTGTTTCTACAACACTATCGGTTGCTGGTGATTCAACTTTGCTTGCCAATGTTTACTTAGATGCCCCTGGTTTTACGTTACAAGTTGCAAACAATGCAATCATACACAAACAAATAGTTACTGATAATATTACAGCCAATACATTAGTGAGGTCGTCAACTCTTAACATTACAGATATTGCACGAGTTAATAATTTAACATCAAACAATGTTGTTTTAACTTCAACATTAAACACCACAGGTTCCGCTTTTGTTAATAATTTGGCAGCTAATTCTGCTGTAACTGCTCCTTATATTGTTGCAACAACACGGGGTGTTTTTGAAGATATCACTTCAAATAACCAAATAACAACAACATTTTTAAATATAACCACCAATGTTACCTCTGATTTAAATGTAACTACTGATGTTCGTGGTAGGGATTTTTTTGGTAGGGTTGGTACATTTGATAACTTTATTGTTGGATCAATGACCGTAGCTGGAAATTTTGTGGTTAGTGCACCAACCATTTATTCTTCCAATACTTTTGTATTGAATGCTGGTGCTGGCGCAGCACAAACAAGTACATTGGGTGTTGATCGTGGTATTAGTGGTGCAAATGCTTCATTCCGTTGGAATGAATCTTTAAAATATTGGGAAACACTTGATGTACAAAATGGCCAGCACTTTAGACTGTTGACCAATATGCATTTAAGTGATTCAACAATGTTGAATAATTCTTTAAATGTAGCTACGTCAGCAGCTTTGTTTGATTTACAAACACAAGTACAAGCAAATACAAATACATTTACTTCAAATGTAAATACTTTAACAACTAATGTTACAGCTGCAAATAATTATTCTCACACATCATTCTCACGAGCCAATACATCTGCAAATGTATTTACCGGCACAACCGGATCTTCAGCAAATGCTACCAACGGAAGGATGACTTTGAGTAGTAACAATGGAGTTATAATTTCGGCAACAGGAAATACACTATTCGTAGATACTCCACAAGAACTAACGACTTTATCCAACCCAACATTTAATAGTATTTACAGTTTAGGTAATCCACTTACAATAGAAAATGGTGGTATTGGTGCATCCGATAAAATTCAAGGTTTAATTAATTTGTTGCCGTCTACTATTGGTGTGGCTAATGGTTCTGTGTTGGCCGCTAATGGTAATATAGTGTATTGGACAAGTCGTGGGCCGTTTTTTGCCAATAACTTAACATTTACGGCACCATTTGGTGGCATTATTTCTGATCAAAATACTATTCAACTGGCAATACAAGATTTAGAAACAAGAAAAGCATCGATTGCTAGCCCAACACTAACAGGAACTCCTGCAACACCAACAGCAGCCAATGGTACAAACACAACACAAATTGCTTCAACAGCGTTTGTAAATAATTCTATAAATCAAGCTTTAGGTGGTGGCGGTGCAGGCACAGCCAATATTAATATTACTGGTAATGCCGGAACAGTTACAAATGGAGTGTACACAAACGGATCTTACACCAATCCTTCATTTATTGTATCTTTAGATGGTTCAAAAATTACTGGTGCTCTTGCCAGTGCTGCATTGACAACAACAAATTATAGTAATCCTTCATTTATTGCATCATTAGCTGGTTCAAAAATTACTGGTGCCATACCAGGAACTGCTGCTGGTGTAACCGGATTTACAATTAATCAAAGTGTTGGCAGTAGTGATAATCCAAGGTTTAATTCTTTGGGTGTTGGTACAGCCGCCTCCACTACTGCAGGTGAAATTCGAGCAACAAATAATATTACTGCCTATTATTCAGATGACAGATTAAAAACACGCTTAGGTTCTATTGAAAATGCTTTGGATAAAGTAATGTCCTTAACTGGTTTCTACCATGAAGCCAATGAAACCGCTCAAGCATTAGGTTATACTCCTGTTCGTGAAGTTGGTGTTTCGGCTCAAGATGTTCAAAGAGTTATGCCTGAAGTTGTTGCACCGGCACCTATTGATCCACAATATATGACAGTGCGATATGAAAGAATGGTTCCTTTATTAATAGAAGCCATAAAAGAATTAAAAGCTGAAGTGGATTTATTAAAATCCAAGAAAAACTAAAACTAAATACCAATAGGATAAAGAATGCCAGCCGGTTATCAAGATTTATTTTTAGAACAAGGTACAACCTTCACAACGACTATCACTTTAGATGATGTTGATGGTGTGCCTTATGATTTGACTGGTATGGCGGCAAAAGGACAAATAAGAAGGTCTTATTACTCGGCTAATGCCACCGCCACTTTTATTGTAAATATACCCACTCCATCAGAAGGCGGTATTATTTTAAATTTAGCTGCAAATACGACAGCCAATATTGCAGCAGGTAGATATGTATATGATGTGGCAATTAAAGATGCTGCTAACACCATTACTAGAGTTTTGGAGGGTACTGTTAGCGTTCTTCCACAAGTAACTAGGTTTTAAAAATGCCAGGACAAACAATAGGCACAGTCAATGTGCAAGTCAATACTCAGAAAACCAGTTCGGTTAGGTCAATTGCCTATGGTGGTAGAACATTAAAAAGTGCCACAGACTTGTCAATCACAGGTGCGTCTGATGGAGATGTTGTGGTTTATGAAGCAGACACAAACTCATTTAAATTGTCTCCTGTATCTGGAGTCGCAGCGAGTTTGGATGCTGGAGAGTTCTGATGGCCAATACAACCATACAGATACTCCGTTCATACGCAAACACAAGACCATCTGCTCTAGATGATGGTGAATTGGCGTACTCTTTTGTTTCAAATACATTTTTTATTGGTGACAGAGATGGTAAAATAATTACGATTGGTGGTCTAACCACTACGGAAAATGCAGCAAATACAATAGTTCTTAGGGATCAAAATGGTAACATTAATGTTGCTACCGTAGACGGTGGAAATTTCTAAATAGTAGTAGTGTAACAAATTAGCCTAAAAAAA